CTTGCATACTGCTTTTGCGATATCCTCTGCTGTCATATTGGTAAATTTACGAGTAGTCTTTGATTTACTTAATATAAACATGTTGTCATAACATGTTACTGTAATGCGTGATGCCGATGTTTTGCGTTCAGTGGTATATATATTACCGACGAATTGCACATCACCATCTTCTGAGTACCCTTTAATTGTTTCGCCGATACTCACTGCATAGATAGGCCAGTTCGGATCACGTGGCTCTTGTACTAATACAAATTCAAGTTTTCTAGCGGCTTGAATACGAGAACCTGACCAGGTAACATGCTCAACTAAATGAGTAATATCATTTTCAACAGGAACTTTCTTTTCTTCGCCAGTCTTTTCATCTTTAACTGTTTTAGTGCCAATATGTTTAACTATCATATTATTTCACCTTCAACTTTCTAAGCTGGCTAAGATTATTAATTGCTAAATTCTTTAGGTCATTTGATTGGATAATGCGTTCATAATGACGATAATTGCCATATGCCTTTTTAGCAGCATCCAACACATCAGAACCTTTGCTGAACAATGTTGCCGTTTTAGGTTTTTGAGCAACAGAAGGCCTATCTTTTAAGCCTGTCGTTTCATCAACTGGCTTATCATCACCAGTCGCAGGAGTGTTAAGGTCCTTATGTTCCTTAAATGTTAACGTGTAATACATATCCCCTGTATTTTCCTGTTTCTTATATGGAAAAGACTCAATCCCCATCATTAAATTAATAGGGCCATCGCTTATGATGACTCTAACAGGTTTCTTTGATGTTTTCCACTTTTCTATGAGGTTAATAATTTCAATAGGCTTACGCTTATCGCCAACAATAAACGGATAATCTTTCGCTGGAAAAAATCCCTCGAATGATAATGTTTTGAGTTTAGGATTTCCAAATAAAAGCACCTCACCTATTTGAGTAATATCAACAGTTTTGTTTTCCTGCTCATTACCAACCTCATATTTAACTGGAGTAACAGGAAGCACCAACTTTTCTTCATCTTGCGAAATAATGATAGTTGGTAACTCCCTTTCCCCTTTACCAAATGCAAATGATAAAAGCGATAAGGCACGCCCTATACCGCTAACGAATTTTGACATGCCTATACACCTCCATAATTTATTTCAGCAGCCCCAAACATTGAGAATAAAGAATGAGCGATACGGTCTATATCGGCTTCTTCTCTAACAACAAAAGTATTTCCTGTTACGGTGTAATTATTACCACCGCCACCAGCTCCGCTAAATTCTTTGGCTAACATTTTTTCGGTAGTAGCATGAGGATAAATTCTAGATCCACTAGGTAGGTCTACAATTTCACCGCCACGTTCATTAATTTCAGTCCAGCCACCGCCGAAGTAATTCGTACCAGTAGCTTTTTGTTGCAGGCCTGTCGATTGCGCCCCTCGAACTTGAACTGCACTTAATGCATTTCCAATACCGCTAAATACTTCACTTGCTTTAGCTTTTAACGGCCCCCAAACGTTTGCATCAAACCAACCAGCCACGGCACCCCAAATGCCTTTAATTGATTCCCAAGCACTGCTAAAGAACCCGGTAACGCTATCCAACATACTGCTAGCATAGCTTTTAATAGGCTCCCAAATGTTACTGTTAAACCAATCGGCAACAGGCCCAAATATTGTAGATATTGTATCCCAAGCCAACCCAAATAGACCTGCAATAGTATTGATAACAGGAGCACAAGTATCAACAATGCTATTCCATTTGTTAGAGAACCATTCTGTTATACCGTCAAGGTTATTTGTAATTCCGTCGAATATCTCTTGACCGAACTGTTCCCCAAATATTGCACCACCGATACCACCTAATGCACCACCAATAGCACCGCCAACGGCCGTTCCTGCACCTGGAATAATGCTACCAATAGCAGCACCACCCATAGCACCTAATTTTGCACCAGCTAAACCACCGGCAAGGCTACCGCCAATACCTGCAGCTGTTCGCCCTTTGTTATCGGAGTTAGATAAATCGTATGCACCCATAGCTAAGGTTAAAGGCAAGAATGCTTTACCACCGACTTTAGATAGTAGACCTCCTAACTTGCTTGCACCTTTTCCAAGAATGCCAAACCCTTTAGAGATACCTCTACCTACTTTGCCAAATTTACCTTCGTCAGTAGTTTTAGGTGGAACTGTACCAACTCCACCACCTTTGCCGGAAGGCTTTCCTTTACCTCCACCACCTGGGCCGTAACCGCCACCGTCATAAACGTTCTTGCCATAGACATAAACATTAATACTATGAATAGTAGTATCGTCACCCATAGCGTCGTCAATACCGCCACCGGCACCACCTTTACCACCTAGCATGCCTGCAATACCTTTGCCAGCGCCCCAAACTTTTTTACCAACTTTGAAAGCACCAACACTAAGGGCAGCCAATGCAGCTGTAGATAATATAGACGGTAGTCCGTCCATTTTTGCGGTTTGTTTAACCATTTCTTTAATGGCAGATGTAATGCCATCAATTACAGATTTCACTGTAAAGCCGTTCTTTTCAACGTTTTCAGTAAAGCCAGTAAACCAGTTATCAACTCCTTGAACAATATCTCTAAAGCCACCAATTTTACCGCTCATTAATTTAGTAGTGAATGAATCCCAGTCGCCTGATAGTTGTTCCAAGTCGCCTTTTAGGTTGTCCATGCGGATCTTCGCCATTCGTTCGGCAGCCCCATTTGAGTTGTCGATAGCCTCTGCCAACTTATCGAAATCACCATCCGACGAGTTAACTAATGCTAATAGACCTGACATAGCTTCTTGACCTGCAAGCATACCAGCTACCGCCGCTTTACTTTCCGGAGTTAATTTCTTCATGCCTTCGCGAATGTCGGCAATAATATCTCTAAATGGTTTCATCTTGCCGTTTGAATCTGTAATGCTAAGACCTAATATATCCATCGCTTGCCCTGATTCTTTTGTCGGTTTAACCAATCGAGTCATCATAGAACGGAGTGATGTACCAGCTTCGGAGGCTTTAATGCCTTGGTTAGCCATAAGACCAACAGCAAGAGCGGTATCTTGAATACTGAACCCTAATGCACCTGCTACTGGAGCAGCATATTTAAACGTTTGGCCCATCATAGCAACGTTAGTATTTGAGTTAGTAGCTGCTGCTGCTAACACGTCAGCAAACATAGCAGAGTCTCGTGCTTGTAAACCAAATGCAGATAAGCTATCAGTTACAATATCAGAAGTCATAGCAAGATCTTCGCCGGATGCGGCCGCTAAGTTCATGATACCGGCAATACCGCCTATCATGTCTTCAGTTTTCCAACCAGCCATGCCCATATACTTAAATGCTTGTGCAGATTCTAAAGCACTGAACTTTGTATCAGCGCCCATTTGAATTGCTTTTTCGTTTAAGCGTTGGAACTCGTCAGCCGTAGCACCTGAAATCGCTTTTACAGCGGACATTTCTTCTTCAAAATCAGCATAACCTTTAACGGCGTCGAATATACCAAACCCAATGCCACCCATAGCGGCCATTTGAGCGCCTGCACCCAATAAAGCACCATTTAACTTATTAGAAGCAGCACCAACAGCACCAGTCATTTTTTGTTTAACTGCTACCGTAGCGGTATATACTTTGCCTTTAAAGCCATTTAATTGAGATTGTACTTGACTGATTGTAGAGCTTGCATTGTTTTTAGCCTTGATATTAACAGATACATTACTTCCAGCTTGTTTTAACTTTGTAATACTACTCGTCGCACTTTGAGCGGCTTGTTGCACTCCTTTGACGGAGCTTGTAGCAGTACTCATATTTCTACTAGCAGACGAAACGGCAGGAGACAAGCCAGTAGTTGATTTAACTAAACCTTGCAATGATTGTTGGGCTTTTTGTATGCCTTTCGTAAACCCTCTATCATCAAGAGAGAGTTCAACGCTTAATTTTTGTGTATCAGCCACCTAGTACCTCCCTTAAAGCAATTTTAGCAACCTCGATACGCTCTTTTCTTTCCTTATCCATTGCTACACGGCACATGATTTTCTCCATAGTAGTTAGTCCAAAGAAATAATCAAACGTATGACCTTTTAAAACTAAGTAGGCGGCCGTAGCCGCCTCCCAGTCTTCTTCTATTACTTTTTTGCTTCGTCGAAAATAGCATGTTCAAGTTTTTGACCAACGCCTACAGACTTAATCAACACATCAGAAATTGCTTTAATTTCGCCAAATTCAAACACTTTACCTACGATATCCATAGGTTCAACGCATTCATAAGCTTGTTGTAATTCTTTGTCTTTCAAGTTAGGTTCTAATAGACAGTTATAAACAACATATTCATCATTATTTCCATCTAATCCTAGTGCCTCCGCCATTAGAGAGTTACTAGGCTTTTTAGCCACCACTTCACCAATGGAAGTTTCGATAGTTAACTTTTGTGCTTTACGAGCGTTAATTTCTTCACGTTTAGCGATTAGTTCATTAATAGAGATAGACATAGTTAAGTTCCTTTCAATTAGTCAATAGATTCCATGAATTGTGCATCTTCAGGAGTGAAGCCAAAAGGTAATTCAGTTTCAACAACTTTACCTTTTTCAAAATTCATAAGAGGAATTTTAGTAAACCAAACATTATCAATCGTGATACGTTCTTTTTGACCGTCCACTGCGTCAGGATCATCAAGTAAACCGATAAGAGTAGTACGAGGGTCGTGGCCTGCACTCCATTCTTCTAACAATTTACGATGATTTCGATTAATTACGTTTTTAATTTTAATTGTGCCTTCGCCTTTGAGTGCTGTTACCTTGCTATCAACAGAGTTGCCGATGATTACGTCTTCACGTTGAGACTCAACGCCAGCTTCGAAACTTTCAATTTCAAATACTAACTCACCATCTAGCCACAACTTACCGTGAGAGCCGTTCCAGCGACGGCGACCACGAAATTTAACGTCTTCAGCAGCACGAGCGAACGTTTGTAAATCAAATGTAAATTTGTCTTTATTCATGCTTGTATTCCTTTCTATTACATTGTGAATGTAATCTTCAAATCTTCCATAGCATCCACGAATTTAACTTTGCCGGATAAACCGATTTGAGAGCCAGTGTTGTATTCGCGAATTTGCATGTTAGTCATTTGAGATACATCCTCGCCTTTAATAATTGCGTAGTCTTTTTGGAATTGGAAATCGATATCTACTGTGTTACCTGCTCGGCTATCAAGCACGTTACCAGCCAATTGACCAAAGTATACTAAGATAGCACCAATGAATAGCATTTTGTGGTCATAGTCATTGATGTATTTGCCAATATAGTATTTTTTAAATGTATCGCGAATATCATCCGTAACCATATCCACGCCTTCCATAATTTTAATTTTACGGAATTCTTCGCCCTTATCAGTTGTGAATGTTTGCAAAGAGTTGCAAGCACGAGCGATTTTAACACCTTCGCCATCTTCTTCGTCGAATAAGTGCAATTCGCCTTTATCAATGCGGTCATTCAAGTCTTCGTACACTTTAACAGACTCAACTTCAGTCAATTTAAAATATGTAGCAGAGCGGTCCAATGCCAAGCCTGCTAAAATACCAGCGATACGAGCCGTATATTCGATTGGAGTATATGTTTTGTATGTAGTTTTACCAGCTGTATTTTGACCTGTAGCAACTTTAATTTCTTCTGTACAGAAATTAACAACGCCTTCATGGTCTGCCGCTACACCACCAACAACCGCTTTAACAGTTTTACGGCTGTTATTGCGTTCTGCTTTAATAAAGGACGCCAAGTCTTGTTGATCTTGTAATGTACCAGTAGGAGCTGCGATGTAGTTATAGCGAATGTGCTTCAACTGTTTTAACAATGTAGCTTGTGTATTTTTAGCAGCCTGAACGCTTGCTTTAGGTAACGTATATACCAAAATACGTAAAGGAGTACCGTCAAGACATTTCTTAATAAGATCCGTACTTGCTTCATCAAATACACCTTCCGGAATTTCAGATACATCAGAAATTTTATATTTGTTAGATGTATCCGTGCTTTCGCATTTCAAAATCAATACAACCAC